CGATCTTATCGGTGGATTCAGACTTGTCAATGGTGAGACAGTATGGCACAACGGTCCTGTCATCGAAGCACTTGAGAGAGGTGCTATCCTTCTTCTTGATGAGGTTGACCTAGCATCTAACAAGATACTTTGCTTACAATCTGTTCTAGAAGGTAAAGGTTTATTCTTGAAGAAGACAGGTCGCTATGTAGAGCGTCGTCCTGGTTTCAACATATTTGCTACAGCAAATACAAAAGGTAAAGGTTCTGAAGATGGTAGATTCATCGGCACTAATGTTCTTAACGAAGCATTCCTTGAGAGATTTGCATTGACATTTGAGCAAGACTATCCTACCGTTGCTACAGAGACAAAGATTCTTGAGAAAGCAGCAGCATCACTTGCTGTTCTTGACAAAGAGTTCTGTTCTCATCTTGCAAACTGGGCAGACATCATTCGTAGAACATTCAACGATGGTGGTGTTGATGAAGTTATCTCAACACGTAGACTTGTACACATTGTTAGAGCATTTGCTATCTGGCAAGATCGTATGAAAGCAATCAAAGTTTGCACCAATCGTTTTGATGAGGAAACAAAGCAATCATTCTTAGAATTATATGATAAGATAGATGCAGATGTAGTTCCTAACGAGGTAAAAGATGAGCAAACCGTTTGATGGTTATCTTGGACACATCCTCCGTCTCAAAGACGGTAGGAGTGTTCGCATCATAGGGGATGGGGGCAGTGAATGGTCAGCAACACATAAAATAAATGTTGTTGACCTTGACGGAAATGAATTTCAATGCTATCATAGTGACATAGATCATGTCTGGAGTGAGAATTGAAATACAATGAACAAGAGATCTTGAAACAGATCTCAGAGTATATCTCTAGCACCTACGGTGCACACTACAGCAAACATGGAATCCAAACATTGGATCTCATTGATTCTGTTGGTGATGCTGAAGCATTCTGTAGGTCTAACATTTTGAAATATGCTTCAAGGTATGATAGAAAGGGGACAGCAAGAAAAGATCTTTTTAAGATTGTTCACTATGCTGTTCTCCTTCTACACTTTAGTGATAAGTCTGCTAGAGCAGCAGAGTTAAATGCTAATACACCTACAACCTTTTCAGTAGATTATGACAAATGAGTAAAGTAACACTATCTAAAAAAACATTAGACGTTCTTAAAAACTTTTCGACTATCAATTCATCAATTGTATTTCGTCAAGGTTCAACAGTTAGAACCATATCTAACGCAGAAAATATTCTAGCAAAATTTACAGGAGAAGAAATATTTCCTACTGACTTTGCAATCTATGATTTGAGTCAGTTCTTGATGGGTATATCTTTGTTCAATGATCCACAGTTAGAGTTTACAAGTAAAGATTTTGTAAACATCAAAGGTGGTCGTCAATGTGCAAAGTATTACTTCTCTGATCCTGAGATCACATTGAAGAGTGCACCAGAAAAGAATGTAAAATTTCCTGGCTCTGATATACAATTCTCTCTTACTGCTGAGGATCTAGTCAACATTCAAAAAGCATCTGCAGTTTATAGTTTACCTGATCTAACTTTCTATTCAGAAGAGGGATCAGATATTATTAAACTGATTCTGAGAGACAAAGAAAATGATACCAGTAATACTTACGATCTCTCTGTCAAGGGTACTGCTACTGGCACTTTTTCTCTTGACCTTAAGATTGAGAACATTCGTGTTCTACCAAGTGACTACGTTGTTAAAGTATCTCAACACTTGATCTCTGAGTGGACAAGTCAAGATGCAGACCTCAAGTATTATATTGCCCTTGAACCCGCATGATATTACATAAAGTTTTTTATGTTCCTATATTTACTTTTAGGTTTGATAAGCATGAAGTCTATGACTTCTCTGACATTGCAAGACAGGGAAGAATAGATAGTCGTCCTAAAGGATGGACAACATCTGTCAATTCTACGTATCCTTTTATTACTGACAACGATAGATTAATATCTCCTGATGTCAGAGATAATTTGATAAGAGATTTATCGAAACAAATTAAAAAACTTTTTATATCGAATGGTATACCAGATAAGTTTGTTGTTAATAATTTCTGGTATAATGTATATCATGAGGATCAGGGGCAAGAACCACATACACACTTGACAGGTTGTATGGAAAAAACACCATACTGGTGTGGTATCTATTATAATAAAGGTGCTACACCAACAACGTTTTTCCGTCCAGATTCTAACAATAGAGTTCATCAGTTCCCATATCAAAGTGAGGACTTTAGAGAATACTTTGCTGATAGTTTACAACCAAATTTACATGATGGGGATGTAATCTTATTCCCACCATATTTAAAGCATTGCGTTGACTTGCAAACCAGTGCTAACATGAGATTGACATTTTCTTTCAATTTACTTTTACATAATGAGCAAAGAGTTCCTTTGGGTTGAGAAATATCGACCTAACAAAGTCAAAGATTGTATCCTACCAGATACAACACGTAATGTCTTTCAAGGTTTTGTTGAACAAGGAGAACTACCTAACTTGCTATTGAGTGGCACAGCAGGAGTGGGTAAGACCACTATTGCTAAGGCAATGTGCGAAGAGATAGGAGCATCATACATTGTCATCAATGGATCTGACGAAGGTCGTTTTCTGGACACAGTTAGAAATCGTGTAAGACAGTTTGCTACAACTGTATCATTGACATCAGGTGCATCACATAAAGTTGTTATCATTGACGAAGCAGATAACACTACTAACGATGTACAACTGTCATTGAGAACTGCTGTAGAAGAATTTCATAACAACTGTCGTTTTATATTCACATGTAATTTTATCAATAAGATTATTGAACCATTACATTCTAGATGTACAGTTGTTGATTTTAGAATCAAACCTGAGCAATCAACACAATTACAAGGAGAGTTCTTTGTAAGGTTGAGAAGTATACTCACAAAAGAAAAGGTTGAGTATGATGATAAAGTTTTAGCAAAGCTTATCAAAAGATATTATCCAGATTGGCGAAGACTTATAAATGAATGTCAACGCTATGCTGCTACAGGTTCTATTACATCTGCAATTCTTGTTGATGTTGCTGATGTTAACCTAGATACTTTACTAGGATCTCTTAAAAAGAAAGAGTTTACTACAGTAAAGAACTGGGTAGTACAACATATGGACAATGATCCTACCATGGTCATGCGTAAGATCTATGATAGTTTGTATGGTGTATTAAAACCATCCTCTATACCAGAGGCAGTTTTAATTATTGCAAAGTATATGAACAGTATCCCTATTGTTCCTGACCAAGAAGTAAACTTGTTAGCATGTCTCACAGAAATCATGATGAGTTGTGAATTCAAATGAAGATATGCAGAACATGTAAAAAAGAAAAGGAGGACACTGCTTTTGAAATAACAACTGTTACAGCAACTAAAACATATCGTCATGGTATGTGTTACGAATGTAGAAAAGTTGTTAGGAAGGTAGAGAGAGACTTAAAGAAAATACATGGCAAAACAAAACCTTTAGGAACTCCATGTGATTGTTGTGGCAGGACAGATCTACAATTAGTTTTAGATCATTGTCATGAAACAGGAAAACTACGTGGATTTTTATGTAAGGTATGTAATACTAGCATAGGTGCACTAGGTGATAATCTAGAAGGCATTGAACGAGCAAGAACTTATTTGGTTGAAGCAATTATTTGGGAGGGTAAAAAACCATGAATCACATTGGATTAGAAGTTGTATTTTGGACAGTACTATCAGTGTATCTCCTTGCTAAACTTGGAGTATTCAGAAAATGAAAACAAAAAGTTTAAAGTCATACAAAACACCACTAAGATATCCTGGCGGTAAGTCTAGAGCATTGAGTAAACTGTTTCAGTTTATCCCTGATCTAAAAGACTATACAGAATTTCGTGAACCATTTCTAGGTGGTGGTTCTGTAGCAATAGAGATAGGTAAAAGGTATCCACACATAGACATATGGGTCAATGATCTATATGAACCACTGTATAATTTTTGGAAAGTATTGCAATCAGATGGTCAGAAACTTAGAGACATATTGATACAACTTAAACAAAGACATTCAGATCCTGGCTCTGCTAAACAATTATTTTTAGATGCTAAAGACTACCTAGCAAAACCAGTAGGAAATAGTATTGATCGTGCTGTATCATTCTACGTTGTAAACAAATGTTCTTTCAGTGGATTGACAGAGAGTAGTGCATTTTCTAAACAAGCATCAGAAAGTAATTTCTCAGTTAATGGTATTGAGAAACTTCCAGAGTATTCTTTGATGATTAAGAAATGGAAGATAACTAATCTATCATATGAACATATGTTATCTGATGAAGAAGGAACTTACATATACTTAGATCCACCATATGAAATCAAATCTAATTTGTATGGTAGAAAAGGAGATATGCATAAAGGATTTAACCATGACGAGTTTGCAACTGTATGCGACAAGTCTACATCTCCTATTCTAATATCATATAATTCATCACAGTTAATTAGAGATAGGTTTGATGGGTGGACAGTTGCAGAATTTGCACACACTTACACAATGAGGTCTACAGGATGCTATAATAAAGAACAAGCATCCAGAAAAGAATTAGTATTAATGAATTATGAAGTGTGAAGTAACCTTATACAAAGCAGGAACTGTCTTCAAAGAAGAAGTGATTGCTAAAGACTATCAAGATGCACGTCAAGTTGCACTTGCTAGAAACCCTAACGCTAGAGTCGTAGGTGTCAATGCTAAGTAAATTTTGGGAGATATGGAAGTATGCACTCGGATCATTCTCAGACGACAGAACAAAAGAATATGACAATTACGTGGTTGTGGTACGCACTGTTATATTCATCAGCTATCTTATCACTAACTGCTTTATTATTAGCGGAGTAATCCGCCACTGGAACAATGTACCAACTGAAAGACTACCTATACAGCATCAATCAATCCAAGAAGAATATATTGGTTGATGACATTGATGCGGAGAAGAAATATCCGACATATATTATTAACAGATGTCTGAGTTCCTTTACTGACACTGTATTGTTTGCTAATGAGATGAACAAGAACCCTCATTTACCAAAGCGTTTGCAGTATGACTTTTATATAAATAGTGTGAAACCTAGGAAAAGATTTTCTCCTTGGGCAAAGAAAGATTCTATTGACTATCTTGAGATCGTAAAAGAGTATTATGGTTATAATGACGATAAGGCACTCCAAGCACTCAGAATTCTCACCAAGAATCAACTAGATTATATTAAAAAGGCATTAAGCAAAGGTGGCAAACATGAACGGTGAACTTGAGATTCAATGGAAGCAATCTGATATGGTTGAAGTCACATTGAATGAACCAGATGATTTCTTGAAAGTTCGTGAAACATTAACACGTATAGGTGTAGCGTCAAGGAAAGAGAAAAAGATATATCAATCCTGTCACATACTTCACAAACAGGGTAAGTATTATATCGTACACTTCAAAGAATTATTTGCATTAGACGGAAAGAATACTAATTTATCATTGAATGATATTCAACGTAGGAATAGAATCGTACAGTTGTTATTAGATTGGGGATTAGTAACTACTAATAGTATTAGTAAAGATAAGATAGCAGACCTTGCTCCACTAAATCAAATCAAAGTGTTAAGTTTTAAAGAAAAAAACGAATGGACTCTGGAAAGTAAGTATAATATTGGAAGAAAAAAACAGGAACCGTGAAGTATCACTTATACGATAACCAAGAAAGGCACCAAGGAACATTTGATTCAGTCGAGAAACTGAGAAATTTTTTATGTGATAGAAAATATAATACAAATTGTGACTTTGATCTATCTTGCACCTTTGATTATATTAAATCTATTAAGTGGTATTTTGAAATAGAAGAATGAAAGTAGACAAATACTATGATCCATACAAGGATCTAGAAAAAAAAGTAATAAAAGATATAGAGTATGCTGCTACCAGACTAGGTGGTACTATACAGAAGATATCTAAACATGATTACATGGGTAGATCATCTAAGATAATTCAAATAGAATACGACGTGAGGGAGTAGAAACCGTAGAGTTTGTTGGGGTTTGCACACCTCACTTTTTTATGCTACTATTATAAAATATTAGTGTGATGCCGAAAGGGTCACATCAATATACGTCGCTTTACGGAGGGCACAATGGTAAACTATACATGGGAGCAATTTACTCCATTCACACTAGGACTCGATGAAACATTCAGCAGACTTGAAACTTTTGCAGGAACAGGAACAAACTATCCTCCTTACAACATCTATAATGGATCTGATTCTAGAACCATATTGGAGGTGGCTCTTGCAGGATTTTCGCAAGGGGACATTTCTGTAGAAACTGAAAGGAATGTTTTAACGATTTCAGCAAACAAATCTTCTAAGGAAGAAAGGAAGTATTCACACAAAGGAATATCTAACAAGAACTTTTCACGTAACTGGCAACTGGCAGATGATGTAGAAGTCGAATCTGTAGAATTTAAAGATGGACTTCTCACAATTAAGTTAATGAAAGAACTACCAGAGAAACAAAAACGTCAGAAACATTTTTAATGCTATATAATTTTCCTTCTAACTTTGTTTTCTATACTAAAGTTAGAAACCATGAACAACTAAAGAAGAAGTTATTACCTCAGATATATGCTAATGAATCTAGTATCACATATAAAGGTGAGTATCAAGATTCAATAACAAACTATTTTGAGGAGAACAACATTCTTCTTGACATGGGAGAGGAAATATATCATAATGTAGTATGGGATCCATTCAACGAAATGTTGGAGGATCCCAATTTGAATATCGTACATAGACCACAGGAATCAAAACTGCAGTCTATGTGGTATAATGTCTATCGTGATGATAAGTGTTGGCACAAAACACATACACATCCGTCGTCTACATTTTCTGGCATATATCTCCTACATCTAGAAGGAGAAAATGGCACAGTGTTTACTCAACTTGGACATCAATTGTTTGAGATGAACTACAACACAAAGAATAATGTAGAGGGAGAGGTGATTATATTTCCATCATCTCTACCACATAGTGTGGTGTCTTTTGGAACTCATAAGGTTTCTATTTCATTTAACATTATGTCTAGAAATGAAAAGTATGGAAATATATTTTGACAAATTTAATTTTAGGTGCTAGAATATGGCTGTATCTGTTGTCACCTTAAAAACAGGTGATCGTGTTATTACAGAATTAAAAGAGATCTTTGATGAAGAAGGTAAAGACCGTAAAGGTGTCTGTCTTCTTATGGAAGAACCTTACATTTTAAGTCTTGATGGTAGCACACCACAGTATCTTACTGAACAATCTGGTATGGAATATCAGGTAAGGTTTAGTAAGTGGAATCCTTACTCTCCTGATTGGCAGTTTAAGATTCCATATGATTGTGTTATGACAATCAGTAGTCCAGAACCAGGATTACAAGATGCTTACGAAAAGAAACTTCAAGAAAAAAAGGAATTAACAAATGAATGAAGATTTGAAAACTAATCATAATATTAGAATTGTTTCTCTTGCAAACTCAGAACGTGTTCTTTGTTTGTTTGGTGAGGTTCGTGATGATGATGACAAGGTAGCAGGATATAGGATGGTTTATCCATATCTATTATCTCTTGGACAACTTAATGATGATGGAACTGTACCTATTAATTATTCTAGGTGGTGTCCATATTCTCCTATTGAAGATCATAGAATTAGTGGGGAACATATCCTTAGCGTTGTTTATCCTGACAATAGTATCATCGACAATTATGCAAATAGGTTGAAAGAGATTGGTCTAAAGGATGAGCAAATATTCTATGAGGAAAAGAAAGATGGAGATAGCAGCGAATCTACTGCGACTAGCGAATGAATGGATAGTCGCACAGGTTGATGAAGTAGAAGGTGAGACACTACCAGGTGATCCTGATTGTATACTTCGTCAACCTTTTATGGTAGACTATGAAGGTAACCTAAGTCAGTGGCCTAAGAACTCTGATGATCGTGAGGTAGTAGTCAGGTCAACTGACATTACTACCATTGTAAGTCCTAGTAAGGATCTACTTGCAAACTATATTAAATCCCTTGAATGAAGTTTTACACAAGTGTTGAACAAGCAGGAAATCGTCTCCTCGTAAGAGGATATAATAATGGTGACAGATACAGCGTTCGGGTTCCTTTTAACCCAACGCTTTTTTTGCCTACAAAAAACTTTTCTAAATGGAAAACACTAGAAGGAGAATGTGTAGAACCACATAAGTTTGGTTCTATAACTGAAGCAAGAGATTTTGTAAAACAATATAAAGAAGTTCCAGACTTTGAGATATATGGTAATACAAGATTTTTATACCAATACATTGCTGAACAACACCCAGAAGAAGAACTCAAGTTTGATTCCAGCAAGATCCGCATATTCAATATTGATATCGAGACAGCAGCAGAGAATGGGTTTCCCGATATTGAATCTGCCGATCAGGAGATACTTGCCATCTCAATCAAAGATAGTTTCACTGGTAGGATTACTGTGTTCGGGGCAAGACCATACGATAACAAAGACTCCATGGTGGACTACATGCATTTCAGATCAGAAGAAAGCATGTTGGGAGCATTCCTCGATTACTGGCAAGCAAACTTTCCAGATGTAATTACAGGATGGAATGTACAGTTGTTCGATATGCCATACATTCACAATCGTGTTGAACGTATACTTGGTGAGAAGTTTACTAAACTTCTTTCTCCTTGGAAACTTGTTTCTCGTCGAGAGATCTTTATTAAAGGACGTAAACAATTTGCTATTGACACTCTTGGTATTTCCTGTCTAGATTACCTAGAACTGTATAAGAAATTTACTTATACTAATCAAGAATCATATCGTCTTGATCATATTTGTAATGTAGAACTTGGTGAGAAGAAACTTGATCACTCTGAATATGATACATTCAAAGAGTTCTATGAAAAAGATTGGCAAAAGTTTATTGACTATAACATTCATGACGTTCGTTTAGTTGATAAACTAGATGACAAGATGAAACTGATTGAACTTGCATACACCATGGCATATGATGCTAAGGTAAACTATGAAGATGTTTTCTCACAAGTTCGTATGTGGGATAACTACATATACAACGAATTAAACAAACGTAAAATTGCAATACCCCCCAAAAAAGAAGCAACCAAAGATACAAAATACGCAGGAGCATATGTCAAAGAACCAAAAGTGGGATTCTATGACTGGGTTGTTTCTTTCGATCTCAATAGTTTGTATCCTCATCTCATTATGCAATATAACATCTCTCCAGAAACCCTCGCAGAGACTAGACATCCCAGTGCAAGCGTTGAAGGGATCTTAAATCAAGAGGTAGGAGTTGATGAACAATATGCTACATGTGCTAACGGAGCACAGTATCGTAAAGATGTTCATGGTTTTTTACCAGAGATGATGCAGAAGATGTATGACAGTCGTGTCATCTTCAAGAAAAAAATGATCAAGGCAAAACAACAGTATGAAAAAACTCCTACTGTTGAACTAACAAAAGAGATCGCTCGTTGTAATAATATACAGATGGCAAAGAAGATCTCTCTTAACTCTGCCTATGGTGCTATCGGTAATGAACACTTCAGATATTATAAGACAGCAAATGCTGAAGCTATTACATTGTCAGGACAGGTTTCTATCCGTTGGATAGAGAACAAGATGAACGAATACCTAAATAAACTACTCGGAACAGAGAAGGAGGATTATGTCATCGCATCTGACACCGACTCAATATATCTTAATCTTGGACCTCTTGTTAATAAATTTCTTGCTTCTAAGTCTAGCGACAAAGCAGCAGTTGTTTCCTTACTTGACAAGATATGTAAAGAAAAATTGGAACCATTTATCGAGAAGAGTTATCAAGAGTTGGCGACGTACGTTTCGGCGTACGAACAAAAAATGAGTATGAAGAGAGAGAATATTGCAGACAGAGGAATATGGACAGCAAAGAAGAGATACATATTAAACGTATGGGACTCAGAGGGAGTCAGGTATAAAGAACCCAAGATGAAGATCATGGGATTGGAAACTGCTAGGTCATCAACACCAGCATACTTTCGGGATAAATTATATGCAGCGTTTCAGATTATTATCGGCAAAACAAATGATGAACTTATCAATTTCATCAATGACGTCAGAACAGAGACAAAAAAGCGACCCTATGATGAAGTCGCATTCCCCCGTGGAGTCAACAACCTTAGCAAATACAGACATCCAACAACAATTTACTCAAAAGGAACCCCGATCCATGTCAGAGGGGCACTCCTATACAACTGGTACGTCAAAAAATATAAAGTAGAACATAAGCATCCATTTATACAGGAGGGTGAGAAGATCAAGTTTATGTACTTGAAAACACCTAACCCTCTACATGAAAACTGTATCAGTTTCTTTGGTGAACTGCCAAAGGAATTTGGTATAGAGAAATATGTTGATTATCAAACACAATTTGAGAAGAGTTTCTTGGAACCTTTGAAAAATGTGCTACAATGTATTGGGTGGACACACGAAAAAGTTATTACTATTGGGAGTTTCTTTGAATGACTAAAAAAGTCTACGTTGTCACTTGGACTAACCACGTTGTTGGTCAGATTGATACCGATAGCATTAAATGTTTTGAGGACTATGAAACTGCTCGTTCGTTTGCAAAACTTATGAGCAACAAATATGATTATGTAAATTTTTATGAGGATGAAGCAACACAATGGGATTCTTAGATACAGTAATTAAAGACAGTGGCAATGAGTTTGCTAGTATAGTAAGTGATGGAGTTGCTGCGGGTGACGTAGACAACTATGTTGACACTGGTTCATATATTTTTAATGCTCTTGTAAGTGGTTCTTTGTATGGAGGTATACCTTCTAACAAAGTTACTGCACTTGCAGGAGAAAGCAGCACAGGTAAAACATTCTTTGCACTAAGTGTTGTTCGTAATTTTCTAGAAGCAAATCCTACAGGAGGAGTTATATATTTTGAGACTGAATCTGCTATCTCTAAGGAGATGATTGAGTCTCGTGGTATTGATTCTCAACGTATGGTATTGTTTCCAGTATCTACTATTGAAGAATTTAGAACACAAGCTTGTCGTATCGTAGACAAGTATATGAAAGAACCAAAGAGAGAACCAATGATGTTTGTTCTTGACTCTCTTGGTATGTTATCTACAACAAAAGAAATGGAAGATATCTCTAACGATAAACAAGTTAGAGACATGACTAAATCACAATTAATCAAAGGTGCATTTCGTGTATTGACTCTAAAATTAGGTCAAGCAAAGATACCTATGATTGTGACTAATCATACGTACGATGTAATTGGATCTTATATACCCACTAAAGAAATGGGTGGTGGTACAGGTCTTAAGTATGCAGCATCAACTATCATATATCTTGGTAAGAAAAAAGAAAAAGATGGTACAACACTTGTTGGTAACATAATAAAATGCGAAGCAAAAAAATCACGTCTAACAAAGGAGGGAAGTAAAATTGAAACTAGATTGTATTTTGATGACCGTGGACTGGACAAGTATTACGGACTATTGGAACTGGGTGAACAATATGGGGTCTTTGAGCGTAAGGGAAATAGGGTCATTGTCGGTAATAGCACTGTATATCCTTCTGCAATACTTAAGGATCCAGAGAAATATTTCACTGAAGAAGTAATGCAAAAACTGGAGGAGGCAGCAAAGAAGGAATTTAGTTATGGTGCTTGATACAATTTTATTTGGCGATTGTCGTGAGACTTTAAAAGAGTTTGATGGCAAAGCAAGAACTTGTGTCACGTCACCTCCATATTATGGGTTACGTGATTATGGTGGAGAGGAGTCGCAGATAGGACAGGAACAAACACCAGAAGAATACATACAAAATTTAGTAGAAGTATTCAGATCAGTACGTGATGTACTAACTGATGATGGCACATTGTGGGTAAACATAGGAGATAGTTATTACAACTATAGACCTGGTAAAGGACAAGCATTACCAAAACAAACTGTAAGTAAAACAAAA